ACTTGATCCTTAATATCTGTCTCCTCAAATTTAACAGTCGGGTACTTTCTGAAGCCAAGATTTTTGCATACCATTTTTATTTGAGGTTGTAGGAAATCATATATAAAAGCGTTTCTAGCTTCCTTTAGTCTCTCCATAAATATTGAAGCTTTTACTTGAGTGTTGCTATATCTTTCGTCGCCAACAATTACATTCTGAAGGCCCTCCTTAATATCATTATTAATGACCTCATACTTGCTTGGACCAACCACCTTGCTTATATCAGGTATAATAAAGGAGGCTTTTGTTGTAAAGTCACTAACTAAGACCCTACCAACACTTTCGTTTTTAAATAGGTTCTGCATTGCTTCCATGTTTTTTGGGTTAATTCCGCCTTTATCTGGCTCTGCCCCCATAGTTATAAGAAGTATTACATTTTCTATTGTGCGGCAAATTGCTTGGTCTATTTTCTTCAATTCTAATTTAAAATTAATATCATCTAAAACGGGATAACCAAACGGTATCGCGAACGGCTCATAATCCTGCTTTTTATAAAAAGAATAAACCATTTTCTCTGGATCGAGTTTAACCCGAACACCGTCTGAATTAAAGCTTTTGTTATTTATTTTTTCTTGAATTTCTTCTGGTAGAGCATTGAAAACCTCTAGATCATATTCGGTTTTTGGATTTTTAATTCTTTCTATATCATACTCAGATAATATTTTTTCATAAACACCAGAATCAAAAGAGGAACCTTTTGTGGCGACTATATCATAAGGATTTAACAAAATATATTTAACAGGTAACTTTCCAGGCTGAAGAGAAATTGTTGAACCATAAATTTTAGAAAGTTTGTCAAAGTCACTTTTAGAAAAAGCTCCATCAACTCTATATAAAAATATATTTCCGCTCCTATAATACTCCCTAAAGTATTGATCTTTTAATCCCCATAAATTTATTTTTTCAAACCATTTATATATAAAATCTTGAGACTTTTGAGTTCCGCCCTCCAAATATATATTTGCATTTGCAAACTCAGACATAACATCAACAGCATTTCTAAAAACAGAAACATTTGCATAAGCCTTCTGGCATAATTCTATTGCTTCTCGAACGTCAACCCCATCAGAGCTATACTGATACGGAAGCAATCCTCCAGAAATATTAGAAAATCTAAATTTTTTATTAGACTTATGAATCGAATTTCTCCTTGAAGCGAAATCGTCTGCGCCAGACTTTGTCCTAGAATATGAAGCGTTCGACTCCATATAAAAAGGCTCTCCAGCAGAAGATGGCGAGACTTCAGGAGTATTTAAATAATCATCTATTTTAGGAGAAGATCCCTGACTAAATTTTTCCCAATATTTAGACTTCTTTACATATTTCCTCTTGCTCATCTATTATGATACACGAAAGTTAAAGTAAAGTCTAATAAAAGTCCAAACTTAACTTTTAACTTTTGTTAAAATTGAAATTGTGTATATATAACCATGTCCAAAAAAAATAAAATAATGTGTCTAGTTTCCACTGAAAATGGAGATATGGTTGGAGAAGTTATAAATCAATACGAAGAAGTGGGCGGAGCCGATGATGGCGCTATATTCGCAGTTATTAGCTTAGAAAACGGACAATTAATTACTGTAAAAATACAGGAATACATTGAACAGTAAAAGTGTAATAGATTAAATCTATGAGCGACCACATAACAAATAAGAATTTTAGATATTCTAACGACAATAGAGAATTAGATTATGGAGACTATGATTACCCGTGTCAGCAGTCAATAGACCCCTCTGCACAAAAAGGGGATAGACATTTTTACCCAAATGACAATGGAGGTTATTACCCTAACTCTAATAGGTTAGATATATCTTTTGTTGATCCTTCGCCTAAAAAGCAATCACCAAATACAAATAAATTGTGGACTCCAAGATCTATTATAAATGAACTTAAAATGTGGCACGACGCAGATGATTGCGACACACTTTATGCAGATCTATCAAAAACAACTCTTTCAGAAAACGACCCAAATCAAACTATAGCATTAATAGAAGATAAAGTTGGATACAAAGATTTGTTTCAATCAGACCCGCTAGATCAACCTAGCTATTCTATAATGCCAAATTCTAATAATAAAAAAGTTATAGATTTCGACGGAGACGATCATCTTGCATCTTCTGGAGGCTTTCAAACTGGTGAAAATTATTCTATTTTTGTTGTGGCAGAATTTATAACCATAGATAGCGGCGTAGATGGATTAGTTTCTACCAGTGGACCAAGTAATAGTTGGCAATTAGTTGCAGGCAATTTAACTAATTTTAGATTCCGCTGGATAACCAGCGGGGCGAATAGTTCATCTAAAACCTTCGCTCCTAGCGCTCAAAATGGACCTTCAATTTACGAATTAATTTTCAATACAAACTCTTCGACTTTATCAGCTTTTATCGACGGCGCCTCCTTTGGAACTACGACTTATGCAGATTTATATGGATCAGGCGCTTTTATTTTATTCGGAAATAGAGCTAGAAACCAAAACCCAAAAGGCTGGGTCGGGGAAAATATTATGGTTGATCACGCAGTTGACCAATCTTACAGAAACAAGATAGAAGGATATCTTGCGCACAAGTGGGGGTTAGAACAAAACCTCCCAAGCAACCATATATACAAAAAACAAACACCAACTTTATAAAATTATGATTTTTGCAATAACAACTTTAATTTCAGCTTTAAGCATATCTTTAATCGCAGCCTATTTTAGTATTATAGGTCTAGCAACAATTTTCCCAGGCTCGATGTATGCAGTCATAGCTATGGGCTCAGTATTAGAAATAGGAAAAATAATTGCCTCAGTATGGTTGCATAAAAACTGGAAATCTGCTCCCGCAATGATAAAAGTCTATTTATTTTCCGCGATTTTAGTCTTGATGGGGATAACAAGCATGGGTATTTTTGGATTTTTATCAAAGTCCCATATTGAACATGAGCAGAATAGCGAAAAAGCTAGAGCTTTAGTAACACAAGTTGAATCTAAAATAACAAGAGAAAAACAATACATACAAACACAAAAAGATTTTATCTCAAAAAACGAACAGAAAAATGAAAATCTTTCAGATAAAAGTTCTGAGAATATAAAATTAGAACAAGATAAAATATCTCAACTAACAACTCAACTAGAAAAAGACATTGACCTAGACAATAAAATGTTGTCCCCAATTATATTAAGACTAAAAGAGCTTAATGAAGAATTAAATACTATTAAAAATAAATCTGGCGGATTATTCTCCAGCAAAAAGAAAGATATAGAACAAAAGATAGCAGAGCAAGCCAAAGAGAGAGAAGACTTAGACTTAAAGAAAAAAGAAATAGAAAAAAGAATATCTAAATATCGTGAAGAAACATCTCAATTGATTTCCGACATAAGAAAAAGGATACAGGAATATCAAACTATTGGATTTGACAAACCAGAAGATGTAGAATTAAAAATAGAAAAATTCAATCAAAATATATCAGAAGCATTAGATAGAATAGACGAACTCGAAAGGCAGAAATTCGACCTGGATGACGGATCAAGGCAACTTGAAGCCGAAGTTGGACCATTAAAATATGTTGCTGAATTTATATCAGATTTAACAGGTTCATCATTTGACATTAGTAAAGCGGTAAGAATAGTTATAATAATATTAATTTTTGTTTTTGACCCGCTTGCCATATTACTCGTTTTGGCGGCACATATCAGTCTTTCTAAGAGATTCCCAAGTGCAGTAATAGATGAAGGTGTTTACATTGAAAAGGTTTCTGAATTTCAAATCAAAGAAAAAGAACTGGAATCTAAAGAGCTTGAACTATCAGAAAGGCAGAAAGACCTAGAAGAAGAGCAGAAAATAATAGAACTTCACGAAACTCAAATTAAAAAATATCAAGATGAGATTGTTAAAAATAAAGAAACCGCAAGAAAACTTAGGCTAGAGACTGAGCGTTCAAATATAGAAAGAGAACAAACAACAAAAATCTATAAAGATATAAGTGAGCTATGCGAAGAAAAAGAAAAAATAGAAAAAGATATAATTTGCTTCAAACAAGAAAAAAACTCTTTATTATCTAAAGTAGATGAAACAAAAAAAGATGCTCAAGAAATAAAAGCTGTACTCGGAAATCACAAAGAAAATAAAGAAAGAATATCTAAATTAAAAGAACAGCATGATTCTATCAACAGAAGTATTTTAAGTTTAAAACAAACAATAAAATCACTTGTAGAACAAAACAATCAATTAAAAGAAAAAAATAAAGATCAATCTGAATTAGAAAAACAAATTCAAGATTTAATTGCTCAAAAAAATAAAATATTAAAAGACCAATTAAACTCTCAAACATTATTGATAATAAGTAAAGAGAGAGGAAGCCAAGGGGAATTTATATTAAAACTTCCCTCATCGCTTGGAGGTGTTCACGAACTAACAAAAATAGCAGAATTCTCTAAAGATGAGATTGAATCTTATAAAATACTAATGGACGAAATAGACGCGGAATGCCCTACTCGAGAATCGGGCGCGTTAACTCAATGCTTTGAATCTAAAATGCTGCAAAAAATAAATCCTTCAGTAAATAACAGAGAATACAAAAAAAATAAACCTTTCTATAAATTTAATCCTTGACTTTTTAAAATTAATTTGATACCCTATATGGGTGCCAAAATTCAATAAAAGAAAAATAATACAGAAGATCGTCGAAGAGCCAAATTCTCAAAAAAGGATTTTTTGGGCTAAGGAGATGAAGCTATTAAACTCTTTATTAGAGGTTTTCCCGAATACAGATTTTTGGCAAAAAGTTAGGTTGAGAAAAGTTAATAGCCTAGCTATGTTAAAAACAAAAGCTGGAATCGCATTTTTACGAAAAAAATATAATGAATTTCATTACAAGATTCCAGAAAAAATAGAGATACCTCTTGGCTCAAAAACTGGAGAAGATAAAATTTTCTCGAAAAAACCTAAAACAATACGACAATTTATAGATGAGTAAAACAAAAGAAATTCAAACAACAGATCAAATTGCAAAATTCCTTGAAGATAAAGATAATAAAAAATACCACTACAATTTTCACGAAAGTGAAGAGTATAAAATTTCGAGCGGTAGCTTGAATTTAGATATAGCTCTTGGAGGTGGACTACCTAGTGGAGCCCATAGATTTACAGGAATCAATGAAGGTGGCAAGACTAGTTGCGCAATGGCCTTTGCAAGAAACTTTCAAAAACATTTTGATAAAAATGGTATGATTATCTACATCAAAAGCGAAGGAAGATTTAGTCCAGAAATGATAGAAAGATCAGGGATAAATACTGATCCAGAAAAATTCTTTGTCTTTGATTGTAATATCTTTGAAAAAGTTTTTGAATTAGTAAGGGAGTTAGTATTTAACAACGAACATGATAAAAAATATATGTTTATTATTGATAGCGTAGATGCGCTCTGCAGGGTTGGGGATATCGATAAACCATTTGCAGAATCAGAGCAAGTTGCTGGAGGAGCATTAATAACTTCTGTATTTTTAAAGAAAATGGTTTTACCAATTACAAAAATGGGTCACACTATGATTTTAACTAGTCAAGTTAGAGTTGAAGTAGCCACAAATCCATATGCAGCTAGAGGCGGACCAAAAGTAAAACAAGCAGGTGGAAACGCAATCAAGCATTACGCCAATTTCATCCTTGAGTTCGAAGAGAGGTATTCAGGAGATCTTATATTCAAAAACCCTACAGCCACCAAGCTTGATGAAAAAGGTCAACCAATAGGTCATTATTGCAAAATCAAATTCAGAAAAAGCGTTAACGAAAAAACAGGATCTACAGTAAGATACCCAATAAAATATGGGCAAAAAGATGGAAAATCAGTCTGGAGGGCTAGAGAAATTTTAGATATGCTATACCTATTCAATCTTATACAAAAAAAGGGCGCATGGATATCTGTATCTGAAGACTTGATAAAAGAACTAAAAGATAAAAAGTTTGAAATAAATGAAAAATTTCAAGGAGAACAGCGCATAATAGATTTCTTAGAAGAAAACGAAGAGCTCTCAGATTTTCTATACGAAGATTTTAAGAAGCTTACAAATGCGCTTTAAAACTTTAACAGGAGCGATTAGAACAGTCAAGAAATCTAAAAACTTCTTGATAGATTGGGATGGAAAAAGTAGAAGCAAAATACAATTCAATGTTAAACAATATTTAAAAAAGTATTGGCTCAAGCATATAGTTTTTGAAGAATTTCCCGTTGCAGGCACAAAACTATCTTTAGATTTTTATAACGCGAATAAGAAAGTCGCAATAGAAGTGCAAGGACAGCAGCACACAAAATACGTTCCATTCTTTCACGGAGATAATAAAATAAATTATCTGAATCAATTAAAAAGAGATCAAGATAAATTAAAATTTTGTGAATTAAATAATATACAACTCATTGAAATATATCAAAGCGACACTTTAAATAAAGATTTCTTTGAGAATCATGGATTAATCTTATAATATGTGTAATATATAATACATGAGTAACGAAAACATTGATCCAGAAAATTTAAATGAATTTAATTTGCCCGAAAATATTCTAACTCAACTTTTTGAGTTTTCTGGCTTTACAGATGGAGATAGCGGTTTCATATTGACGTATGTTAATCAACACGGAACTCCGTCTATAGTTACAAAAACAAATTCTCCAGTCGTTGAGATGGGTTTAAGAAAAGCTTTAGAGCAATACTTAGAGCAAGTTTCCGCACAAGGAATCGAATTAAATTTCCCAGGAGAAGGCGGAGACGAAGAAACTCCTTGACTTATCTCGATTTGTATGATACCATTGTCTTATGGTATATTCATACGAACTAGAACAACATTTACTGGCGGGGCTAATAAAATACCCAGAATCTTACCCGCTTGTCGCGTCCTTTATAACAGATAAAGACTTTTTTGATAAAAACAGCATAGTAAATAAAACTATATTCTGCGTATTGAGGCAATCCTTAGAAGCTTCAGAAATTCTTGACGAAGTTCTTTTATCTCAAAGAGTGCAGTCTTTAGGTATATCTTTCGAAGATAATATAAATATAGCAGACTATATCAAAGCTTTGTCTATGAGGCAAATCTCTAAAGATGGGGTATTAAAGACAGCAAAAGAACTTAAAAAAATCACAGTTCGAAGAGAGATTCATGATGCATCAATAGATGTAGCAAAAAATATGAAATCAATCTCTTCTGCATCAACTTACGACCAAATCGTTTCTGAGGCAGATAAAATATATAATGAAAAAATAAATTTATATGAAATAGGTTCAAATAACCCAGAGAATCTATTTGATGAAATGGAGCAATTTATTGAAGAGAGAGGAAACAATCCAATAGATGAATTTGGGTTAATGGGCCCTCACCAAAGAGTTAATGAACTTTATGGTTCTTTACTCAGGCCAGGAAACATAACTGTAGTAGTAGCAAGAGCAGGGGTTGGAAAAACTCAATTTTGTATGGATTTTTGTACAAAAGTTTCTGCAATAAATAATAATACTCCAATATTGCATTTTGATAATGGAGAGATGAGTAAAGAAGAACTTATTGTCCGACAGTGCTCGGCTCTCTCAGGAGTACCTATGCATTTACTAGAAACTGGAAGATGGAGGCAAGCGGGAGAAGAAATCGTAAATAAAGTTAGGCAGACATGGAAGAAAATAAAAAACTTTCAATTCTTTTATTATAATGTCGCAGGGCACTCTATAGATAGCATGCTAAACATAATTAGAAGATTTTATTATTCAGAGGTAGGAAGAGGGAACAGGATGATTTTTAGTTTTGACTACATAAAAACTACTTATGAAAGACAAAACGGAGCAAGCTCTTGGGAAACAGTGGGAAGAATGGTCGATAAATTCAAACAGTTAATTCAAAAAGAGTTATGTTTTAACGGATCACCAACAGTTGCCATGCTGACTAGTGTTCAGAGTAATAGGCTTGGAATCACAAACAATAGAAATTCAGACAATGTAGTTGATGATGAAAGCATCGTTTCTCTTTCTGACCAAATAACCCAGTTTTGCTCGCACCTATTTCTTCTGCGTCAAAAAACTATGGACGAAATACAAAACGAGCCAGAAGGTTTTGGGACTCATAAATTTATATGTTTAAAATATAGATGGCTAGGTAAAGATGTCCATAGAGCACTTCAACCTATAGAAATGCCAGACGGAAGCAAAAGAAAAAATTACATTAACCTTCACATGGAAAACTTCTCAATTGAAGAGAGAGGAGATCTTGAAGATTTAGTTGGCCACCTAAATTCCGAAGGCGTTGGGGCAGCAGAACAATTCATGGAAGACTTACCAAATATATAATGCAATCATTATCTTCAGATAAAATAAAAGAGTGTTTAATTAACTTAGGTTATAAACTTAACGATCGAGGTCCGTATTGGCAGACAAATGCTATTTTTAGAAATGGAGACAATAATACAGCAATCCAGATATACAAAAACACGGGCGTCTGGAAAGACCATGTTCAAGGATCATGCTTTTCTCCATTAAAAAGATTAGTAGAGATAACACTAGGAACTAACGATAAAAATGAATTAAAAAAATATCTAGAAGAAGAAGATTTAGGAGCAAATTACAATAAAATAGAATCAATCGAA